GGAGAAGGCACCCGACGTCTATCTCTTCGCGCTGGTCAACGAAATCGCTATCTGGGGCAAGGATGTCGACGGCGCGACCGCCGCGCAGCAACTGATGATGATGGCGCTGAGCGGGCTGAAGATCGAGGACGAGCGCAGCCGCTGGGGCAATGCGCAATTGGTTGTCGGAGGGCCGACCCCATGACCTTGCTGACAGCGATCAATGAAGCGTGCGACATCGTTTCTCTCTCCCAATTCGACAACGTCTATGGCTCCGACGAGCCGAACGCGCAGACGATGGTGGCGATGGCGCAGGAGGCAGGGGACGAGATTGCCCGCCGCGCCGATTGGCAGCAGACGCTGAAATTCCACACGGTCACGGCGTCGCCTGAAAACCTCCCCGATGATTTCCAGCGGCTGACCCCCGGCGGCTCTGTCCGGACCTCTGCCGGCGCCTTCGTGCGTCCCGTCACCAACAGCGGCCAATGGGCGGTCATCGTCGGCATTCCCTCGGCGCAACCTTATTTCTTCATCAAGGGCGGCCAGGTGCTGTTTTCTCCGGCGTCGGCCGCTGCTGGCGCGGTGATTGACTATGTTTCGAAGAACTGGGTTCTGCACGATCCGGACGGCCCGCAGGCGACGTTCTCGGCCGATGACGACACCACCCTCTTTCCCGAGCGTCTTCTCGTGAAGGGCATCATCTGGCGCTGGAAGCGGCAAAAGGGCCTTTCCTACGAGGACAACCTCGCAGAGTTCGAAGCCGACCTCGCGCAGGAGATCAATGCCGACAGGGGGGCAGGATGAGAATTCAGCCCAGACCGGCCCGCATAGGGCAATCCAATCGCGGGGCGGTCTCTATCGGCCGTCAGCAGTCATCGCAGCCAGTGACCTTCCCTGCGCCAAAGGGAGGCCTTGTCACCACGGCGGATATGGCCTCGCAGGAACCGGGCTCGGCAACTGTGCTGCGCAATTTCTACCCGACTCTGATGGGCTGCAAGATCCGCGGCGGATCGCAGAAAAGGGCACTGGCCGCGGATGGCGGCGATATCAGGAGCGCGTTCAAATACAAATACGGCAGCAATGAAAAGCTGTTCATGGCGACGAACGCCGGCATTTACAACATGACCTCGCCGGCAGCCCCTCCGACCACGACCGCGGCCGATGTTGCCGGCATGAGCGGCGGCGACTGGTGCGCCTTCCAGCATACGAACGCCGGGACTTCCTGGCTGGTCTGCCTCAATGGCGCCAACGACCGACAGCTTTACAACGGTACGACGTGGACGACGGCGCCCGCCATCACGTTCACAGACGGCACGACGATGCCGCAGCTCAATTACGGCTGGCTGTTCAAAAACCGGGAATTCTTCCTGAAGAACGGCACGCTTGACGCCTATTACCTGCCGGTCAACGCGATCGGTGGAGCGGCCGTGGTGTTCCCGCTTGGCGGAGTGATGAAGAAGGGCGGCTCGCTGCTGACCGGCTTCTCCTGGTCGCTGGAGAGCGGCGACGGCCTCAACGACATGTGCGTCTTCGTCTCGACCGAGGGCGAGATCGCGGTCTATGCGGGCTCCGACCCGTCGAGCGCATCCGACTTCGCGCTGAAGGGCGTCTATCAGATCGGCAAGCCGCTCGGCAAAAACGCCTGGATCAGGGCAGGGGGCGACATTCTCATTGCCACGACGGACGGGCTGACGCCGATGTCGCAGGTTTTCCAGCGCGACCGGCAGGCGCTTTCGCTCGTCTCCGTCTCCCGCCCGATAGAGGACGACTGGCGCAAGGCCGCGAACGCCACCGGAACCGGCTGGACGCTGAAGCAGTGGCCGGAGCAGAACCTTGTCTTCGTGGCCTTCCCGGAAAACACCGTCATCACCGACACGACCTTTGTCCTGAACGTGCTCACCGGCAAATGGTCGACGATCAGCAACTGGCAGGCGCTTTGCTACGAGACCCTGCAAGGCGGGCTCTTCTTCGGCTCGCTCGACGGCTACATGTGGCAAGGAGATGCCGGCGGCACCGATGACGGCCTGACCTTCTCGGCAACCTATCTCTCCCAGTTCTCGCCTGCAGGCCAATTCGGGCAGAGGGCAACCGCGACCCTCGCGCACATGTATTTCCGGGCGAAGACGAAGCCGAAGGTCAGGCTGTTCGCCCGCGCCGACTATGACCGGTCAACGCCCACGTTCAATTCGGTAACCGAGGGGGACGCCAGTTCTTCGGAATGGGATGTGGGCCTCTGGGATGTAGCCGTCTGGGATGGCGCCTCGACCGTCCAACGCTTCGACTTCCGTCAGAACGTCCGTGCCGCCGGGGACATGCTGGCGGTGGGTTGCGTGATCACCTCGGGCGGAGGCTTCAAGCTCGATATCGAGGTTGACCTTGCCACAGTGCAGGTTTCCAACGGGGAGGCAAGCGCCTGATGCTGCCGAGCGATCCTGAGAAAGTCCGCGCTGCCTTGCTGCGCTGGACACGTGGCGATGAGGCGGCGGCCGATTTCCTAAATGAGATTGCCGAGATTGCCCGGCTGGCGGATGACGTCGTTGACGAGGACGAATGCCGGCAGCGCAACGTCTGCTGGCTCCTGGTCCGGACGCTGACGCGGCTGCCGCTGAATCCGTTCTTCATCCGCCATGCTGCCGCGCTGGCACCTCTGATCAACAGCGTCATTGTGCAATGGCAGCTTTCGGATGAATGGCGCTCCTCGCACGACGCGCTGAAGCGGCAGTTCGGCTTTGTCATGCGCGAGGCGGTCGGCTCGATCGTCACCGCCGTCGCGGCCATCATTGGCGGCTACGACCACGCCAAGACCGTCACGGAAGACTTTTTCCACACTTGCCATTCCGGCTCGCGAGAGACCGTCGAAGACTGGATGAAGGATTGACACATGGGCCTTTACGGTAGCGCTCCGGAAGCTCCTGACCCGCAGGAAACCGCTTCCGCTCAGACGGCGACGAACATCGGGACATCCGTTGCCAACAACGTTATGGGCAACGTCAACCAGGTCACGCCCGATGGCAATCTGACTTACACCTATACGACGCAGAAGTGGAAAGACCCGCTTAGCGGCAAGGAATACGATCTGCAGGTCCCGACCGCGACGCAGACGCTTTCCCAGCAGCAGCAGGCCATCAAGAACCAGACGGACGCCGCCGAACTGAACATGGCGACACTCGCCAACAATCAGTCGGGCAAGCTCAATAATCTGCTCGGCAAGCCGATCGACATCTCCGGCGCCCCGGCCGGCGGCAACGCAGGGGCCATCGGACTGCCGCAATACCAGCAGTTCGGCAGCGGGCCGCAGCTACAGACGAGCCTCGGCAATTACGGCAACGTTCAATCTTCGATCGCTGGCGCCGGCGATATTCAGAAGCAGGTTGCCGACAGCGGCCAGATACAGAACCAGCTCGGCAATGCCGGCGACATTACCCGTAGCTATGAGACGGACTTCAGCGCCGACCGGCAGAGGGTAGAAGATGCGCTCATGCAGCGCCTCAACCCGCAGATGGAGCGTGACCGGGCCGCTCTGGAAACCCGGTTGACCAATCAAGGCCTGCAGCCGGGTTCAGAGGCCTATAACCGGGCGATCGACGAAGCGAACCGGTCTTCCACGGATGCGCGCCTCGGGGCCATCCTGAGCGCGGGGCAGGAGCAATCCCGCCTTGCTGGTCTCGCCAACCAGTCGGCAACCTTCCAGAATTCAGCCCAGCAGCAGGCCTATAATCAGCTTCTCGGCTCCGGACAGTTCGCCAACTCGGCGCAGGCGCAGCAATACGCCCAAAACGCCAACAACATGCAGATGGGAAATTCCGCCCAGCAGCAGCAGTTCGGGCAGAACCAGGCGCAGCAGCAGGCGAACAACGCCGCGCAGCAGCAGAAGTTTGGCCAAGGGCTGGCCGGTGCTCAGTTTGGCAACGACGCTCTGCAGCAGCAGTACCAAAACCAGAACACGGCGACGGCCGGCAACAATGCCCTGCAGGATCAGAGCTTCAACTCGCAGCAGTCGAAGTTCAACATGCAGAACCAGCAGCGGGCGCAGTATCTGAACGAGCTCTACGCCCAGCGCAACCAGCCGATCAACGAAATCATCGGCCTCATGTCCGGGGCTCAGGTCAACAGCCCGAGCTTCGTGCCGACGCAGAGCAACCCAATGCCGACCGTCGATTATGCCGGCCTCGTGCAGCAGGACTATGCGAACAAGATGGGCGCATACCAGCAGAACCAGGCGGGCATGCAGAGCCTTTTCGGCGGAATGCTCGGCTTTGGCGGCCAGCTTGCCAGCCTCTCGGACAAGAACGCCAAGAAGGACATCAAGAAAGTCGGCGAGCTGAAGGGGCACGGGCTGTACGAATATTCCTATCGCGGCAAGCACGACGACGGAAAAAAGCACATCGGCGTCCTCGCTCAGGAAGTCGAGAAGAAGCGCCCCGACGTCGTATCGCGCCGCCCTGACGGTCTTCGACAGGTCAACTATGGGGCGCTCTTCAATGCGGGGAGGAAGCGATGAGAGCTCTCTCTCCCGACCGCCTAAAGCAAGTCCTTCACTACGACCCCGCCAGCGGGGTTTTTTGTTGGGCTGAAAACCGCAAGAAGTGCACAAAGGGCGCTAGGGCGGGCAGTTTACGCGCTGATGGTTACGTGCTGATCCGCATCGACTATCAGCGCTATTATGCGCATCGTCTGGCGTGGCTCTACATGACTGGTGAATGGCCAGCGCAGGAAATCGACCACGCTGACGGAAATCCGGCCAACAATGTCTGGAGTAACCTTCGCGCAGCGTCGCCGACGCAGAACATGCAGAACCGCCCTACTCAGCGGAACAACCGCACGGGCCTGAAGGGCGTCAGACGGTCCAGTCGCGGGTTTTATGCGACCATTCAAGTTGATGGACAATACAGATACCTTGGCCGGTTTTGCGACCCTTTAGAGGCTCACTTGGCGTACTGCCAAACCGCCAGCGCCGCGTTCGGCGAATTCGCGAGGTTCTCCTAAATGATGGGCTACACCGGCTATCGGGGCATGATGCCCAACGAAACGCGTGAGCAGCTTGCGCAGCGGCTACAGGCGCAGATCATGGGGCAAGCTCTTCCCCAAACGATCGGCGGCGGCATGGGCATGCTCGGCGCAGGCCTGGCTGCCAATTTCGCAAAGCAGAATGCTGCATTCCCGACCGCTCCGGGCGCCGCAAAGCCGTCTCTGATGACCGGCTTGGCTAATTTCTTCACTGGTGGCCGCAATGGAGGTCTTTACTGATGGCCCTTTCGTTCTTGTTCGGCGGCAACACCAAAGAGACGCCGGAATCCATCAAACGCAAGCGTGAGCTGGCAATGACGATCATGGGTGCCTCGCCCGCGCCGAAGAATATCGGCGAGGGCCTGAACGCGCTAGGCTCAGGCATTGTTGCGGGTGTCATGAACCGGCGCGCCAATAAGGCGGAAGACGAGGGCCGTGCCTCTGCGGATACGGTTTTTAAGAGCGCGATGCAGGGCCAGCTTGCCAGCCAGATCATGGGAACCGCGCCATCAAGGATGGGGATCAATCCGGCGAGCGGCGGTGCATCTGGCGGTTCCAGCTCCTATCGTGACGCCATTGCCTCGATCGAGAGCGCCGGGAGCGGCGATTACAGGGCTGTCGGCCCGACGCACCCGAAGATGGGCCGTGCACTCGGTCGTTATCAGATCATGGAGGCCAATGTCGGCCCTTGGTCGCGCGAAGTGCTCGGCCGTGAGGTGACCCCCGACGAGTTCATGGCGAACCCTCAGCTTCAAGACGCCATTTTCGACGGGAAGTTCAACAGCTACGTGCAGAAGTTCGGGCCGGAAGGCGCGGCGCAGGCGTGGTTTGCAGGCCCCGGCGGCGTTGGCAAGACGAACCGCAAGGACTCCCTCGGGACAGACGTTGGCACCTATGGGCGCAAGTTCATGAGCGCGCTCGGCCCCCAGGCGCAGCAGCCGACAGAGGTAGCCAGCCTTGACCCTGCAGCCGGCATGCCTTCGCAGACCGCCACAGGCGCGGTCAACGCTATGGCTGCCGGAGGTGGCGCTGTTATCGCCGACGAGTCTCAATACTCGCCAGAGGACAAGGCGCGCCTTGCCGCTCTGCGCGGCCCCGCACCTTCTTCCGTCGCTTACAGCGGCCCAGGCGCGCGCATAGACACGCCCACGGCTGTCTACGACGACAAAGGTTTCCGTATGGAGCCGCAGGGCCAGCGGCCGCAGCAGGCCACGCCGTCCTTGTCGGACGAGGTGGCAGCCTTTGAGCAGACCCCAGAGTATCGGGCGCAATTCCCCGGCATGAACGCCCATCAGCCTCCGCAGGGGCCAATCCAGAACGCCCCGCAGCAGCAGTCTGCCATTCCCCCGCAGGTCCAAGGCTCTCAGCAGCTCGCCAACGCCCAGGGCGGCATCATGCCCGCGCTGATGGGCAGCGCTCCGGCCTCTCCCGATCAGATCGCGCAGGCCCAGGCAATGGGGCAGCAGCAGCCCCCGCAGCAGGCGCCGGCACAGGGTGGGCCGGATAAGATGGCTCTCCTTCAGGCCCTGAGCAATCCGTGGCTGTCGCCGGAACAGAAGGCCGTCCTTCAGACGCTGTACCAGCAGCAGGAGCAGGAAGAGCAGGCAGCCCGCGAGCAGCAGATATGGATGCAGCGCCAGCAATACGAGCAGGAAGCGAAGCGCAATGATCCGTCGTACCAGCTTGGGCTGAAGAAGACCCAGGCCGAACTGGATCAGATGGGCAAGCCCGAATATCGGACGCTCACGCCGGAAGAGCGCGAGCAATACGGCATTCCCGACACCGATCAGCGTCTCTATCAGGTCTCTCGCGGTGGCAAGGTGGATGCTGTCGGCGGCGCCGGCCAGACAATCAATGTCGGCAACGAGATTGATGCTCGTAAGGCCGCAGCAGCAGAGCTAGGGCTTTCTCCGGACGACCCACGCTATGAGTCGTTCGTGCTAACCGGGAAGTTCCCCCGTGAAGACTCCCAGTCTCTTACGGCGACTGACAAGAAGGCTATCCTGGAAGCGGATGAGATGGTGGCGGCAAACCAAAGCGCCCTCGATGCCCTGTCGCAAGCAGAAGGGCTTTCCGACAAAGCGAATAGCGGCTGGTTTGCTGGCGCTCGGGCGTCGATCGGCAACAATCTGCCTGACTGGATGGTGCCGGACATCGTGTCGAGCCCGCAAAGCTCCCAGGCCACGACCGATATGGACAACGCCATCATTGGTCAGGCCATCACGCAGCTCAAGACCATCTTCGGCGGGAACCCGACAGAGGGCGAACGAAACATTCTCCTCGAACTTCAGGGTTCGTCGACTATGCCTCGAGAGGTCCGCAAGCAGGTGTTTTCCCGCGCTCGAGCGTTGGCCGAAAAGCGGCTGCAATTCAACAACGACCGAGCAGCCGACTTGCGCGGCGGCACCTACTATAAACCCGATCGGGCGGCGGCCACGGGTCAGAGCATAGATGACCTTCTGAAAAAATACGGAGCTCAGTAAATGGCCACTGTCGAGCAACTATCGAATGCTCTCATCAATGCCGACAGGGCCGGTGACGTCGAGGCCGCGCGGGCGCTCGCGGCTGAGATTTCGCGCATGCGTGCGGCGTCACCGGAGACACCGTCCACTTTGCCGCAAACGCAGCAGCCCTCAGAGCCGCAACAGGCGGATGCTCGCGATAACTGGCTTGGGCGTGCTGATACGTTCATGCGAGGCGCTGCGGACACGATGTCGTTCGGCATGGCTGATGAAATTGCCGCCGGCGGAGATGCGCTCTTGAATCCTCTCTTCGGAACGGGTCAGGACGGCGGCTCGCTTGCCGAGCGATACGATAGAAACCTGAAAGCACAACGCACGACGGACGAGATCGATGCCAAGAAGCGAACGGCCGAGCGTCTCACAGGTCAAATTCTCGGCGCCGTGGGCGGTGGGGTTGGGCTGGCACGGAACGGCTTGTCAGCGACGACAAATGCGATCAATGCTGGCAAAGGCTTGGCTGGCGTCTCCAAGGCAGCGGCGGTAGAGGGAGCAATCCTAGGCGGTGCGCAAGGATTCGGAAGCGGCGAGGGGGTTGATGGACGTCTTGGCGGGGCCGCAACGGGAATAGGGCTCGGTACCGTCGTTGGAGGCGCTTTGCCATCCGTCGCGACTGCTGTCTCCGGGGCGATCAAAGGTGCCACCGCTCCGTTTGTTGCTCCCTTCCGGCCCGGCGCATATACCGACAAAGCCCTCCGAACCTACCTGCAGCGGTCCGGCAAAACGCCTGAGCAAATCGCAGACATCATGCGCTCCGCGGCCGATGATGGGCAGTCGATGTACACGCTGGCCGATGCGATGGGGAATGCCGGACAGCGGGCACTTGTCCCGGTCACCAGAACGCCGAACGATGCTCGCCAGGAGGTGACGGATTTTCTTGTCCGCCGTCAGCTTGGCCAGCCTCAGCGATTGGCAAATGCTTTGGCCGAAGGCTTTGACGCCCCGCAGACTTCAGATCAGGTCAGTCGCGCCTTGACGAGCGTCCGCGATATAGAAGCTGACCAGCTCTACACCGCGGCCCGCCGGGGTGCTGGCCCTGTCAACGTGACGCCTATCCTCGAGAGGATCGATGAGACCCTATCGCCGGGTGTCAACCGCGTCGTCAGCCCGCGGGACAATATCGGGTATGACACAATCGAGGGCGCGCTTGCCCGTGTTCGCCGGATGATTTCGGACGGAAATTCGCAGGTCACCGATTTCAATGCTCTCTTCCGCGCGAAACTCGATCTCGATGACATGATCACGAAGGCAGAAGGGCAGGGGGCCGGAAACAGGGCGAACTACCTCAGCCAGGTGAAGCGGGAGGTCGATCGGGCGCTTGAAAACGCGTCTCCCGCCTACCGGAATGCCAACGATACGTTTGCCACGCGGAGCAGAGTCATTGACAGCGTGGCGGAAGGTCAGGCGGCAAAGTCGGGCCGCGTCCGGTCAGAGAACAGTATTGAGCAGTTCAATGCGATGACGCCGGACCAGCAACAGGCGTTCCGGTCCGGCTACGTTGATCCGATCATCGCGGACATCGAAAGCCTTCCTATGGGGCCGGCCACAAACCGGGCCCGTGGATTGACCACACCGAAGTATGAGCAGGAGTTTCAGGCGTTCGCCGCTCCAGGCCGTGCTGAACAGCTCGGCAACCGCATCGGGCGCGAGAATCGCATGTTCGAGACGTCGAACGCCGCGCTTGGCAACAGCCGAACCGCTGACAATCTCGGCGACATCGACGACATGGCAAACTTTGACCCTGCGGTCCTCACGAACCTTCTGACGGGAAATTGGAAGCAGGCTGCACTGACGGGTGCTCGCCAGGCTTTCAACGCCGGCAAAGGCCTTCCGCCTCGTGTTGTCGAAAGAGTGGGGCGCTCACTGGTCGAAACAGATCCTAATCAGGCACTGGAGACACTTAACCGAGTGCGTGGGCAGCAGGTCAGTCGCGATCAGCTCCGCGCGATGATTCTGGAAAGCATGCTGCAGGGGTCGAACGCCGGGATTGCTCGGATCTCACCATAGGTGCTTGAAGCGGACGGAAGCCCAAAGCATGAACATCATGCCTGTGGCGCCGCCCATTAGAGCGGACCGCCATTCAACACCGTATGCATAGATCATCCCGAACCACGCGAAGGCTAAAAGAGCAAAGATCAGCCGGAAACTTTCCGGTCGACGATCAATCTTCGGTTCGCTGGGGTCGTGCTCAATGGTGTGCCGTGGGTTCATTCGCACAACATACACGAGTAGCGGAGAAAATGAAGGCGCGACGTGTAGACGGAACTAATAGCCGCCCGGGCGGGAATACGCGCTTCGCCTTCCACATCTGTTGCCCGCGGCATCACGCTGCCAGTCATATTGGCAATTCCCCTGGTAGGGTCTGTACGATGGATAAGATGGGTAATACGAGCCACCGCCGCAGTTATTGTTCGCGCAGACGGCTACCGCGGTTCCCACCAATGCAACGGCCACGATAGCCGCCGCAGCCTGGTTCTCTCGCTGCACCATGTTGACGCATTCGATTGGGTCGATGCGGCGACGCGCGAGCTCGCTGGTAAGCTCCTGCGTGAAGGTGAGATCTGTATTTGTTATGAAAGTTCGACAGAGCGCTGACTTGCTCACACCCCCAGGATTCTTGCGAAAATCCGCCTGTGTCGTGGTGCAACTTGCCAAGACAAACGTCATCGCTGCGGCAATAGATAGCCGCCCCGCCAAGTAAAAATTCAAGATGTGCTCCCTCAGTTCCCCTGAGGCGCACTCAACAACTTATTGGCGACTAGTGTCAATAGACGTCGATACGAGAAAATCTAGCAAAGGCTCCCTCGCGGGGCCTTTTTCTATGGAGAATGCCAATGCCCAGAACTGGTGGCGTCTATTCCCCTCCTGCCGGCACGAAAGGCGTGTCCAACACGACCATTCAGAGCGTGCCCTACAACGCGTTCGTTGACGACCTGACGGCTGACGCCAACGCAGCGCGGCCGATCACTGCGGGCGGTACGGGGGCGACGACGGCCAGCGGCGCTCGCACGGCGATTGGGGCGCAGGCTGCAAGCGCCGCTCTGACATCGATCGCCGCTTTGACTACGTCTGCCGACAAGCTCCCTTACACGACGGCCTCGGACACGTACGCGGTTACCACACTTACGGCATTCGGTCGCTCGTTGATCGATGACGCAGACGCGACCGCCGCCAGAACCACTCTCGGTCTGACTATCGGGACGAACGTTCAAGCTTATGACGCGGGACTCGCCTCGATCGCCGGGCTTACGACGGCCGCCGACCGGATGATCTACACCACCGCGGCCGACACCTATGCAGTGGCAACCTTGACGGCCTTCGGCCGGTCGCTACTGGATGACGCCGACGCCACGGCGGCACGGACGACGCTCGGGCTCACCATCGGCACCAACGTCCAGGCATACGATGCCGGACTCAATTCGATAGCGGGCCTGACCACCGCCGCGGACCGAATGATCTATACGACGGCCGCCGACACATACGCGGTTACGACGCTCACGTCCTTTGCCCGGACGCTGCTAGACGACGCTTCAAACAGCGCGGCACGCACCACCCTCGATGTCTATAGCAAGGCGGAAGTGGACAGCCTCGCCTCGATGGCGCTTCCTCCGGGGGCGATCATTCACACGGCGCGCAACGCCACGCCGGCCGGTTTCCTTCGGTGCAACGGCGCCGCCGTATCCCGCACCACCTACTCCGATTTGTTCGGCGCGATAGGGACGACCTACGGCGCCGGTGATGGTTCCACCACGTTTAACGTCCCCGACCTTCGCGGCGAATTTATCCGCGGTTGGGCGGACGGCGGCACCGTAGATAGCGGCCGCGTGTTCGGCTCTAAACAGGCCGAAGATATTGAAAGCCACCTGCACACCGTCAACCCGCCGAGCACGGCGACGTCCTCGGACACTCACTCGCATACCTATTCCGGTTCAACCAACACGACCGGCGCGCATGTGCACTCTGTCCCATATCAGGATCGCGGCTTCTCGGGCGGCACCATCAACAACGCGGAGAGCGGGGGCTCTACGGGAACGTTCAACACTGGCTCTTCCGGTGACCACAGCCACACGTACTCCGGCACGACCAGTTCCGACACCCACAGCCATACGGTTGACATCGCACAGTTCAACTCCGGCTCGACCGGCGGCACAGAAACCCGTCCTCGCAACGTCGCCCTGCTGGCCTGCATCAAATTCTAAGAGGCCCCGACATGTCCCTTACGGTCTACAGCTATAACCCGAGCACATTCGAATACACCGGGTCTTCAGAGGCTGACGAAAGCCCGCTGGAGCCTGGCGTCTACCTCATTCCAGCGTATGCGACCGAGATCGCCCCGCCGGAATTCATCCCCGGTCATATCTTCAAGTGGGCCGGCAGTGCATGGGTGGCTGAAGCGATCCCGTCCCAGCCCTCCATCCACATGCCCGCGCTCTCGGCGCGTCAAATCCGGCTGGGTCTCGTCAGCAACGGTTTTGCGCTGGCCCAGGTGACGGCGTCCATAGATGCAATGCCCGAGGGCGTCGAAAAGGAAACCGCCCAGATCGAATGGGAATATGCGACCACCTTCGACCGCACGCACCCGCTTATTGCCATGGTAGGCGGCGTGCTCGGCCTCTCCGACGAGCAGATCGACACCATGTGGGCGGCGGCGGAGGACCTTTAAAGGCCGCTGACGCGGCGATCCCCAGTTGCGTCATCGGCGATATCGCACGTATAAGCAAGCGTCTGTGAATTCGAACGCTCAGACGCTGGGGCCTCTTCTCTCGTCGAGTGAGAAGGGGCCTTTTCTCGTCTAAGAATAGACAGAAACCCATTATTCTGGCGAGATCCGGCGGTGCCTAAAACCACCGATCGCTAGTCTTTCCCTCCAGCATCGCGACCGCATCGTCTTCAATGCTGCGGCACATCTCTTCATATTCCGCCAGCAACTCCTCACGGCATGGGACCTCCTTGCGGAGCTCGTCGACCATCAAAGCCGTGACCTCATAGACTTTGCAGAGGCTCTGAAAGGCCAGTCTGTGGGTGCTGGGGATTTTGTCGCGATAATCGGGCAGCGCGAGCCTGAGGCGCGCTCTACCTGCCCTGATCAGCGGTATTCCTGAGTTCAATTGGGCAGCGAGCAAATCGGATTCGTCCGGGTGCCCCGCGTCAATTTCACTATTTTCCATTGGTAGGCCTCTTCGCGGCGTCCAAGCCGGGCGATCCAGATCATCTGCCTTTATCACAAGCACCAACCAGGAGACCATTATGGCTTGGGAAACTCTTCCCGTCGCCCTCGAACTCATGTTCGGGGATGAGAAGAGAAGGGGCTTTTGCTTTCCAAAACACAAAAGACCCGCGATCCGGCCGAGGATCACGGGTCAGTTGTCCGCACGCCACCAGGAGTATTTGGGCGAGGCTCGTCGACCCGCCGCCGGTTAGCAACGAGCCTCTGGCCGCCGTAAATGAGGCGGCTCCTAACAGAAGAAAACCACAGATCAGATCCTCCAACCATTCAGCTAACAGGCTTAACCGGCTCCTCCTTACGGGGAGGAAGAGGGTATCGGCTGCGTCCTGGAGCTGAAGCAACAGGCACACTCCCATCCAATAAAATCAGGAGAATTGAATGAGCGCCATCACCGCTCAGCACGTTCGCGCTGCCGCAAAGGGCAAGGTGAACGAGAGCAACCTCGCGTCCGTGCTTGTGGCGCTGGACAGGTACGGCGACCGCTTCGGCATGGATCGGCCGCACCGGCTCGCCCAGTATTTCGCCCAGCTCATGCACGAAAGCGGCGATTTTCGATATGATCGCGAGATCTGGGGCCCGACGCCGGCGCAGCAGCGCTACGACACTCGCACCGATCTCGGCAACACGCCGGAGAAGGATGGCGACGGCTATCTCTACCGCGGACGCACCGGCATGCAGCTGACCGGCAAGGACAACTACCGCCAGTTCCGCAACTGGTGCCGCGCGGCCGGTCTCGACTGTCCGGATTTCGTCAAAGATCCCGACGCGGTCAATGCCGATCCGTGGGAAGGCCTGGTGCCTCTGTTTTATTGGGACACACGCGATCTGAACCGCTGGGCGGACGAGGGCGACGCCGAGACGATCACGAAGAAGATCAATGGCGGCAAGAACGGCTTGGCCGACCGCTTCGACCGGCTGGCCCGGATCTCGCTTGTGCTCCTCGGATATCGCGCGAACAACGTCCTTCAGTTTCAGGCTGACCAGCGCCTGCAGGTGGACGGCGACGTCGGGCCGAAAACGCGCGCTGCGATGCACACGGCGCTTGTGGCGCTCACCCCCGGCGAAGCGGCACGGCCGGAGGTTAAAGCCGCGCCGGTGACCGAGGAGAAGCCGGTCCCGGTTCCCGTCACGCCGCCTAGCCTCGATGCGCCGTGGTGGAAGTCGAAGGAGGTGATCACCCCGTCTGTCATCGGTGGGGGCGCTTCGCTGCTCACCGCGATCGGCGGCATACCGTGGCAAAACCTCCTCCTGATCCTCGTCGCATTCGGAGGCATTGCCGGCTTTCTCTACTGGCGCAAGAACGCCGATCGGAAGGCGGTCGCCAAGCAGGTAGAGGGGATGGCGTGATGTTCACCACTCCTCGCTTCATCGCGGCCGCCGCCGCTCTCGCCATCGTTGCCGCCGTCGTTGCTTGGATTTACCGGCAGGGCGGCGACGACGTCAGAACCTCCATTGAAAGGCAGAACAATGAAGCCGGCCGCACTGCGGACGATGTCCGCTCTCGCTTTGACCTTTGCCCTCCAGGGATGTGGGACTTCGGCGCCGGCAAGTGCCGACGGACTGCGCCGGGTGGTGGGCACTGATCTGATCGGCGCGCGCGGCGCGACACCGGCAGA